TCATATCTGCATAGGTGTAACGTATAGTCAGTGACATATTTTCCTCCCGTAAGCCATCTTCTGTAGTTGACTCGCCAACCGCCAAACATCCTTGTTATTAGTCGAGACGGCTATCCTTGCCGCCTGACGAGCTAGTTGTAGAAAAGGCGTAGTGATACGCACCGCCATGCAATCACGCATAGCGCTGTAATAGTTAGTTTTCATGGTGACCCCGTTAGATGAGAGATAAGGCGGTTATCTGGTGTTGGCGAAGTGAAGGTGTATTAATTTATTTTTAATGATTTGAATTTTATTAGTGTGTTTTTTTATTGAGTAATGTATTTATAATCGCTTTTTCAAATGATGATTTAATTGAATTTTCTCCAACTAAATTATCTGAGAAGTTATTTAGTAATAATTCTAATTCTGGAGTTTCTTCATGAACGTATATTTTTGTTTTTACTTCAACATGTGGTGATTTAATTCCATGTTCTAAAGTTAATTTTACGTTAATAACGACACTGGTTTTTTGTTTCATCATTTTTATTTCCTTTTAATGAATATAATTAATTACGAAATGTCTTGTTTATATATCTAAATATAGGGTGGGTTACTGCTGAACGAGGGATGTCATACTCCCTCCGTTATTAACTAGAGATATTCGATATTCCAAGTGGGGTGATAAATATCCGCATACTTATCACTATCCATTTTTATTTTTAGGCTTCCTGCGTGAACCCCAACTACAACTCCCTCTTTTATTGATCCACTAAGGAGCGTATATCGAACACGATCACCTTTTTTGATATTCAAACCGTAGGTTTTGTTTATGTAATCGAACACATCTCTATCTCCTATCTATTAATCAACTCACCAACCTATTGATAATCCACACTCTCGCAGTGGACGCGCTCATGCCCTTGAGTTCATCTTTCGTGGCTTAGGCTTGGCATTCCTAATACGCGTAACCACACACCTTTTAATCCGTAACCCTCACCAGATGTGAAGCTGGCTCTCATAGAGACTCGGGAGCAGGTCATAACCCTGCAATTGCTACCTTTCGGTTACTGCGGTCTATCCGCTTACTTGTTACATAAATCCTCCGATTCAAACGGTGCTTTTTATTAGGCGAGACCGATTTATCGCCTTTGGTTTATTGGTCTAAAAAAGCTATCTCACCACAGCCCACAGAATGGACTGTAATTAGTTAACTAAAGCATTCCTTTTTTTCTCAGCTTGTTCGCTGCGTCGGTATCCATCATGGCAATTCCAGTACCTTGCTGAATGCCAAGACCTCCTACACTTAATGAGGTGTCAGGATGCAAGTTACTACACATGCCCGATCCAGAACATAATTCAGCTTTAGGTTCTTCACTTTCCAAGGTCACAAATGCCTTCCTAACTCTATGACCTAATTCTAAAATATCATCACGAGTTAATTCAAAATTGCGTCGATAACTATCAACTAGCATGGCTGATAGAACCTCGCGAGCCGATTCTTGAGACGCTTCTGTTAAATCTTCAAATTTCATCTTACTTCTCCTATTTATCTCGCCGTAACCCCGAACTTACTGCTCGGCTGTTTTGTTTTAACTCCTGAATATACTGCTACATTAGGTAAGCAGCAGTTATCTACCGATGGTTTGAATTTAGGTTCAATATTTCTAGTAACTGGTATGTGACTTAATGACAGTGTTTTTTCTACTGATGTAAGTCTTTTCTCTTGAGGGAATACTGATTCTAATTTCAATTCAATATTCTTTTTTGCAATAGCTTCTGCTTTCCGTCTGGCGTGACGTCTATTTGCAGATGCTCCACGTAAAAACTCAGGCTTGCGTGACTTTTTAACTGTAATAGTTGCCATATATCCTCCAAACAGTTGGCTTTAGTGAGCGCAGGGATCGAAACCATGTTATTTCTGTTTATACATGGGATAGTTTCCATGTCGGGGCAAATCTCTCTATGGTGGGAGTGAACACCCTGCGCTCATTAAAACCTTCTGAGAAGGTTGACGCTTTATCAGCGCCACCGTTCTGATAGCTAATACACAGCTCGCCATCATCGTTGTTAAAGAACATCAACGTGCTGTGTTCCGTTGATGTGATTAAATGTATACGATAAGTAGACACATGTAAATACTAAATGTAGACATTTTTACAATAAATGAGTCAACTATCTGTATTTTCAGATAATTTATTTTCAAAAAAATCTCAGATTGGAATGCAGATCACTTCTTTGGAAGGGAGAGGGTACAAAAAAGCCCTCGCGGAGAGGGCTGGGGTGGTGTTATTCAGTTTCTTTTTCTTTTGATTTATTTAATGACATTATAGATAAGGGTAATCTAAAACTACTTATACCTATGTTATTTGCACCAACAGTCATTCTTCTTCGGAAGTCTAAATAAACTATATTTGCACAAGCCTCAGTTCTTTCATCCTCATCAACCGAAGAGAATTTTTCATAATCTTTAATCTCAAACTCATACTCCACTGTAAGTGAAAAACTAAACTCGTTATCAACCAAATCAAAATCAGGATCATCACCCTCGCCATCAGTTAATTTACCAATGACATCAGATGAAAAAGTTAGCTTACAGCTCTTGGAGTCTTTATCTTCTTCTAACTCATTGCGTAACTTAAATTTAACTGCTACTTTTGTGACATCAATATCAGGTCTTGTGAAGTCCATTTTATTAGATGTAACAGTTACAGATCTAAGGATAATTGATGAAATAAAACTCATTGAAAACACTCCGAATACTTAGTGGATAATTCAATCTCACTATCTCTTTCAGATAAATCACCATCACTGACAAGCTTAGAGTTCCACGAAGAAGACCAGTAGCTACCAGTTTTATTAGCATTTCTATATGTATGAAAGTTTGGTTTAGATTGTGCTTTAATCCAATGCTTCACTTCAGTGAACTGCGTATTTATATTATTCATCATTTCATTTTGAGCAGAATAATGAACTACGCATGTTGTTAGATAGGTATTTAAACTAACGCCATCACTCTCTGCTGCTTTAATGCACTTTGCATGTAGTGATTTTGGTAACCTAAGCGTCACTCTACCACTTACGTTATCAGTTTCAGTTGTGTCGATTGGTAATGGGAATGCCATTCCATTTTCTTTAAACATTTCATATGCAGTAGTTATGGAGTCAAGAGCCATATCTCTAGCAAAATCCGCAGAGTCTGCATATTCTTGAATATCTGGTAGCTCAGCAACGCTTGCTACATAGATTTCTTCTCCGTCATCCAGAATTTTTTTAATTGAAATAGTGTACTTTTCTGGATCAAAAATATTGTTTTTCATTTTCTCTCTATCTCCTCAAGTTCATCCTTGTACTTATTAAGCACACGTAACGTATTTGTTATGTATGCTGATTTCATCTCTCTATTTGGCTTGTGACCACAATCCACTGAATGTGTTTTGTAATCTGACATAGAGCTCAATCTTTGGTGTATGAATATACGGTGTCCTACCGTTTTGCCTTCTTTATGTTCAAAACCCAAAGATTCGAGTTGTAGCAATAATCCTTTGCTTCCATTACAAGATATAGCTTTCTTCTTACTCTTTAGATAATTAATTACATCTTGTGTTCTAGACATATTATATGACATCACCTGTAGTGTCACTATCAATTATGTGTGGTAGATCTATCTTTTCCACACCCTAAAACGTATCGTCAGGCCATTGTGACTTGATTACCTTACCTATGATTGTACAGTTCCCGTTAATAGGGATCAGGTCATAGCGTGGGTTTAATGGCTCTAGATACTCAACTCCACCTTCTCTAATCAATCGTTTGAATGTGAATTCATCATTCAGTAAACGCGCGACGCAAAAATCTCCGAACTCCACCTCTTCATCAGGATCAACCAAGATAAGCATTCCTTCAGGAAAGCTTGGTTTCCCTCCTGGTGGTGCTGTCATTGATTGGCCTTCAACCTCTAACCAAAAAGCGCGCTCACTGGCTTTCTTAGCTGTCGGTATCCACGACACAGCATCTTTCTGAGTATATGAGTTAAATTCTGTTGAGAAAGCACCAGCCTGTACTTTTGTGAATAGAGGGTACTGGTAAATTGGTGGTTGATGATTAATATCTTCTTTTTCGATGCTAATCGAACCATCTGAATTAATAACTGCATTATTCACGCCAACAAACGCCAGTATTCCCGCTATATCATGCAGGGATGGCTCTCTTTTGCCGGTCATCCAATGACCAACTGCACCTTTCGAAACCGAAAAGCGCTCAGCTAAATCATCATAAGTAATGCCTTTTTCCTTCATTAAGGATTTGGCTAGTTCGTACCATTTCATTTTCATACCAGCATTATACGTTATGTATACAAACATGTGGACACACAAAATGTATACTTTTATGTTGAGTTATAAGATACTTTATGTATACTAACATCATTGTAATAAGGAGGTTCTGATGAACAACATAAGTCGCTATAGAAAAAAATTGGGAATCACCCAAAACGACTTAGCAAAAGAGCTTGGATGTACAAAAGGAAATGTCAGTCATTATGAAAACGGTAGACGTAAGGCTGACTTAGATGTTTGTAGAAAGCTCGTTGATTTCTTTAATAAAAAAGGTGTGAAAGTCACAATTGATGACTTGTTTCCACCTAAAGTTGCTTGATTTCACCACGTTCTTTAACAACCGCAGGGTTCTTGACTGCTACGGAGTCGCTGATAAAGCGACAACTCTTCCCTCAATATCAACTCATACGGAATGAGCCACGGATCATTATTGTCCCTTAGTTAACTCATAAGGACTTTAAACAATGGAATGCGCAAATACACGCAAACAATTCAATCAATTTATCTCTAATCACCTAATAGCGTCAGCATTACAAGCATTGAGAAATAAAACTCAGTCTGCCGTGGCTAGAACGTTAGGTGTTCATGATTCAACAATCCTACGTCGAACTGAAAAATATCCTGAAATATGCGAAACGCTTGTCGCATCGGGAATTATTGATTTTGTGATGGAAGGAGAACGAAAAATCTCAGAAGAAGAGTACCGATTTTTGTGGAAACAAATGGGTGAACTTTCTCAAATGAAAATAAAAGAAAACGCCTCGATTGCGGCAACAAACGAGGCGTGTTGTTCAATGGAATTCACCATTTAACGTACAAATACACTGTATCAATAACCAGTATTAAAGGGAAGCTGATTTTGAGCTTTCTTTTTGCTGATACAGCTTAGGAATGGAGAAATTATACCATGAGACAAAGAATAAATCATGAATTTAATAGCTGTGATGAGCATAAAAACATCATGAGAAATAGGCTATTACAAGAAATAACCCCACTGGGTTGTCAGCGTTTAAAGGAAGCATTGAAAGACGCAAAATTAAGGAAAGCACATCGGGATAAGTTATTAGGAGAGCGAAAATGAGTATGCTTCTCATGGCAAAAGCCATGCAATTACAGGTGGGGAGTACAGCACAAAAAATGGTGCTACTGAAACTTGCTGATAATGCCAATGATAAAGGTGAGTGTTTTCCTTCTTATGAAACTATTGCACGTCATTGCGAAATTAGCCGTCAAAGTGCGATAAACCACATTAAAAGCTTATGTAAAAAAGGGTTTGTTCGTAAAGTTACGCGAAAAACTGATAAGGTGCATACTTCCAATTTATATATTCTGGATTTGGAGGCTAAATCTCTTGATGACGGTAGTCAAAATACAGTACCACCTAGTCAAAATTCTGTACCAGAGGTAGTCAAAGAATTTGACCACGGTAGTCAAACTGTTGGACTAGGGGGTAGTCAAAAAATTTTACCCAGAACCAGTCAGTCTTTTAACCAGTCAATTAACCCTAAAAAATTATCGTCTGACGACTCGAAACCTGCAAAGCAGATTTCAATTAATCGACAAGCTAAAATTCCTTATCAGGAAATCATGCAAGCCTTCAACGAATCGGTAGGGGATAGATTACCCAATGCCGAATCACTGAATGACAAACGCAAACGAGCAATATCCAAATTCCTGAAAGAGCTCAAAGAACCCACAGTTGAATCAGCTAAAAATTATTTTGATTATTTTATGGAAACGGCGAGTGCTTGGTATTTTGGCGAAAATAATCGGGGTTGGCGAGCGAATTTTGATTATTTACTCAGACCTGAAACGGTACTCAAAACAAGGGAAGGAGCACTGTGATGAACCAAGTTCCGAATAATTTAATGGCGGAACAAAATGTTATTGGAGGACTACTGCTTGACCCGCAAAGTGATAATGCGCAATCAATTTTTTCACTGCTAAAACCTGAAGATTTTTATGCCCGACACCATCAAATTATTTATCTCACCCTGCGAGAAATGTATACCCAACGTATGCCAATAGACATCATGACGGTGACGGATTGTCTGGAGTCAAAAGGCCGAATTAATCAATCAGGTGGTTTTGCCTATCTTGCTGAGATGGCAAGAGAAACACCGAGTATTGCTAACATTATGGCTTATGCGAAAAAAATCCGAGAGTGTTCCGCACAGCGTTTTGTTATCGAAAAGACGGTTGAAATTCAAAAGCTCATGATGGCGCCAAGTGAGTTAGGTTTTACAGATAAAATTGAACAAGCACAACGCTTGCTTGATGAAGCTACTTCGTTTGGAAAAATGGGGAGAAAAACAGGGTTACGCCGAATTGATGATGTGCTGGATGATGTTTTTACCGACATTTGTGATCGACAAGATAACCCAGAGAAACATCGAGGATTAAAAACGGGATTTAAAGATTTTGACCGTCTATTAAGCCCGAAACAGATTGTCATAGGCTCACTGTTCGTGATTGGTGCTCGTCCAAAGATGGGAAAAACAACCGTTCTCACTGAAATGGCAAAAAATGTCTCACAACAAGGTAAGCCTGTATTACTGTTCAGCATGGAAATGACGGATAAACAGCTTGTTGAACGGACACTAGCCCAACAAACCCAGATTAATTCAGATAAATTTTACCAAAAGTTAGAAGAGCATGAATGGGATAGGCTTTGCAATGCCATCGGTCGCCTTAAAGATGAGCCCAATATTTGGGTGGATGATACACCAGGTATGTCCTTACAGCATATTCGCTCTGAAAGTCGGAAAATTAAACGCAAAGTCGGTGATATTGGGTTCATTGGTGTCGATTACCTCACGCTGATGCAAGCGGGAAAAGCTGACCGTAATGACATTGCCTATGGTGAAATCACTAAGGGGCTAAAAATATTAGCAAAAGAGCTCAATACGGTGGTTGTGTTGCTTGTACAACTGAATCGAGGATTGGAAAACAGAGCTGATAAACGCCCCGTACCAAGTGATTCAAGAGACACAGGACAAATCGAGCAAGATTGTGATTATTGGTTAGGCATTTATCGTGATGCGGTGTACCACGATAATGCAGATGAAACGCTGACCGAGATGATTTTAAGGCTCAATCGGCACGGTAAAACAGGCACGGTGTATGTTGACCAACAAGGATTGAGTATTACACCAGTTGATCAATATATGGCTGCTTATCGCGCTCAACCGAAACGAGAGCCTAAAAGGTATTGTGAAAAATCGTTTTAACTCATGAAAGTAAAAAGGAGACCTCGTGACAGATGATATCTGTCTCCATAAATCCAATCTCAACAGTATTTTCAAAGTGCTCTCCGAAATCGTGACAACAGGTAAACGCTATCGCATCAAAATCACCGAGTGGCGTGATTTAAGAACCATACCCATGAATAAAACATGGCGTATGTGGATGGAAACCACAGGCGAGTGGTTACGTGCACGTGGCGTTGTTATCGATATTAAAAATGGTGTCGGTGAAATCGTTTTATCAAAGCCCATTACTAATGAGGAAACGCATGAATATTTCGTTGGACACTGGTTAGGGCGCAATGAAAACGGTGAGCGTGAAGAAACCAGCAAGATGGATAAAGCAAGGATGCTTTACATGATGGAGAAACATGAACAATGGTGCATTGAGAAGGGAATTCCGATCATCATTCCTCGTAACTCTGAATATATGAGTTTGAAAAGAAAGCAAGAAGAATAGGAAATAGTGATGATTATTTCAGTTAATAATATGATCGTTTTTATTTTAGAGTGATAAAAAATAGTAATCAGGAGGCTCATGATGAATTTACGCAATGAGGCAAAAGGGCGTGAATGTCAGATTAGAATACCTTCAGTTTGTAATGGTAACTCTGAAACGGTTGTTTTAGCCCATTACAGAATGTCAGGTCTTTGTGGCGTCGGAATAAAATCGCATGACTTATTTGGCGCTTGGGCTTGTAGTGCATGTCACGATGAAGTTGATAGACGAACACGATTTACGGATATGGAGTATGCAAAACAATGTCACCTAGAAGGTGTTTTGAGAACGCAAGCCATATTGATCCAAGAAGGGAAGTTGAACGTGTGAAGGTCTTTAATATCGAACCAGTACCTAAACCAAGGATGACTCAGGCTGATAAATGGAAAAAACGTCCCCCAGTTTTAAAGTATTTTGCGTTTAAGGACGAAGTAAAGTTAAACAAAATCACCCTACCTGAATCACATTACCACATTACATTCATTCTACCCATGCCGAAGAGTTGGAGTAAAACTAAACGCTCCGAAATGAACGGTAAACCCCATCAACAAAAACCGGATAAAGATAATCTCGAAAAAGCATTACTTGATGCTATTTTTGACGATGATTCACGTGTATGGGATGGGCGGGTAACAAAAGTGTGGGGTGAAAGGGGGCAGATAATTATCCAAGAGGTGCGATAGTGAATATTGAGTGGATACGCGAGCGAGTAAGTACAGCGTTGATGAATGTTTGTATTATAGAAAATGGACTGTTAGGTGCCATGGAGGAACAAGCAATACTTGTAACCGATAGGTTTAAAAGAAACCCAATACGCTATGCGGGTGAAAGAAAGTCTCGATACAGACTCCTCTCACATCCACTCAAAGTTAAGCAAAAACATGCCAAAGGAAAATCAAAACCATTAATTAATGAAGTTACTTATCGCACTTCATCATGGCGTAGAGGTATTCATCAATTGCCTAACGAAATGCGCTTATGGTTACTCTATTGCTATGGTGGGTATCAATATTATCGTGAGCAAATACTCATTGTTCCTTATATTTGGCATGAGTTTCAGCGATTAAATAGTAAAAAAAGGATAACGGAAAAAGTTAAGCAACGACTTCAATCTCTTACCTTACTAGCCATTCAGGCGGTAAAAGCAGAAATTAATCAAACAGCAAAAAAATATACGGATGTTAAGCTCGCTGAATTGTTGGGCGTCAGTGCTGATGCTTGGCGAAAGAGCTATAAGCTGTATTGGATTTGTTTATTAGATTGTTGCTATCAATTAGATAGAGATTCGCTATTCAAAATTAGCGCTTTAAGCTGATTAAAAAAGTTGCAAAACTCCGTTTTTTTCTATAAATTAAATGCAATATTTATATAATAGTATAAGTGTAAGTATTTCAAACCTCGTTTCGGCGGGGTTTTTTGTTATCTGCAATGGTAAGGTGTCTTTTGGTGAGTAAAATCACCCTTGCACTGCATGGAGAAGGCGCCTTAACCATTGTGGAGA